CGGAGATTCCGAAACTGTGGCATTTGAGCCTTTGCTCATCTCTTGGATGACATGCTGCTCTAGAACTACCGATCTTTTCGGAGACAGGTTCCCCGAAAATAATTGCGAAATGGTTGCTAATGATTTATAGTTTGGCACAAAATTCGCGAATACAGATGGAGACAATTCTTTATTTACATCATCAATCAATTTAGATTGAGCTTTAAACAATCCTTTTGGATCAATTAATCGACTGGAGATTTTTGCCTCTCTTATAATCTTTTCAGACATTCTGGTATCTAGATTTTGATTCTTATATAGGGAACGGTAACAATCAAGGTCTCTCTTCAGTGGGCCATTGTCCTTAAAATGTTTCTTAATGATCCGGATCACTTTGTCCCTTTTAGGCGTGTCGCCTCTCAGGCTAGCAACTGTGGCCTCTCTGATAAGTGCCTCGTAAACAAAGGCCGAGTTTCTCTTTTTGTTATGCTTCATCTTTCTGCTCCGTTAATAGAGATTTATCTTCCATGCTCTGCAAAAGATTACGAATGGAATCATTAACTTCAAACAACTTCTCCTCTTCGGTCCTCTCTCTCAAACTATAAATAGACTCTTGTTCTTCATAAATCCCCTTGGCAAGACTTGGGACTGTATTCTTAATCATCATCTCAGAGCCGGGGAGCACGCTTCGAGACGTATTGCTGCTCATTTCAGCGCTTCTCTTTCCTGCATACGAGCGCGTGCGTGGGCCGGCACTCTTGCGTTTGTCAGTCTTAACTGGATGATATGCTTTTCCCTTGGCGCCAGGGGTCAAACGAGGAGCATCACGTGAGCCGGGGGGAACAGCTAGCAATGCCGACTCTTCGCCGGCGGGCTCTTCCGCGCCGGCATCGCCGGCGGGCATCTCTTCGCCGCCAAGTGCGCCCATATCGCCACCCATATCGCCGCCCATGTCGCCGCCCATGTCGCCACCTAGGGCGCCGGCGGTTTCGGCTGCTGCTGCAGCTTCTGCGACTTGTTGTAGATCTGCATCGTGTTTACGATCAAAATACATCTCACGTTGATTTCTTATAATTTCCTCGTGTGACATTCCAAATACCTTTTCGGAAACCCAGCGACGAGAGAAGTAGCCCTCAGTGGCCGAAGCTGCGATATCAAACTTGGTCTTCCAGTGCTCCAACTCTTGAAGTTCAGCAATCTTTGAAGGGTTATTAAGAGACAGGTCAAATGCCAACAGATCGTCGCCGCGGAAACCAAGAGTATAAAGATGAATAATGCCAATCTTCTCTAGTTCGGAGATAATAACGCGCTGCAGTCTTTGTACTGTTCTTGCAAAACGAATGTCCTTTTGTGCTAGCGTCGTCTTGTCCTCGGATGCATCATCCCCCATTGAGAGATATGCTTGTGGCACCTTAAGTGCAGAGAACAATTTGTCCCGCAAGTATTTAACATCATCAATCTGTGTAATATTTTGGGCGCCGGCAAGAGTGGTGATATCGGTTACTGAGCCAGCGCGCACAGGAACAAAGTAATCCTCTTCAATACTCATTGGATTATAACGCAGATCAACACGGCCGGTATCGGCGTCCACAACGGAGTGCCGTTTAAGTTGGGTTACAACCTTCTCCATGTATTGTTCAACTTCGTTAGGTGGAATTGATCCAACATCAATCTTAAACACGCGGCGTTCTGAAGAGCGCACGACACGGTAAGCCATCATGGCATCTTCCATTAGTGTAAGTTGGCGCCAAATACGACGAGCAGGTTCTAAAATAGATGTGCCATATGGAGCGTACTTATCATTGCCGAGAATACGGAAATGGGCAACTTGCCAGTTCTCAAAAGTTAATCCCGCTGAGTTCCACTGATATTGAATATAGTTGGGGTTGGTGGAGTCTTGACCCTCCAATCTTTCAACCTCAGAGGGAGGTAGCGCGATGACCGACTGGACTCCGTACTTTTCATCTATGTCTAAATATAGAAAGAAGTCTCCATACTTGCACATGGTCCGACTCCAGCCAAAAAGATTATATTGGACATTAAGAATATTGTCATAAAGAACTCCCAAGACTGCTTTGATTTCCTCGTTGGGACACTTTATATTAAGCATTGGCCGGAGTTCGGAATACGTGGTCATCTCATCTGCATAGATATCCATACTTGAGGCAATCTCTGGCATGTATTCCATCTGATCAAAATCTACGTAGCGTTCGCTCCTTCGTTGATTTTGAATTGCATTCGTGGCAATCTGATCGAGTGGATTATATAACGACTTCTTAAACTGCTGGCCGGATGCCGTCTTAAATCTCGAAGAGAATTTGTCCAGATGCTGTCTTCTAATCCGACGTCCTGATTGAGAACGATAATTAATAATCGGGCCTGAGAATAATCTCGTTAAAGCCTTAAAAAGACTTGCGTCTTCGTTTTTTGGGTTTTTATCTTTGGGTGCCATTTAATTCCTCACTTAATGATCCATTTGTATTCTTGATACATTTTGTCTGCTTCAGACATTTTATCAAAGATGTTGTCTTTTTTGTAGCCATGTTGACCTTTAATTTGTGTGTTCATTGTTGTTTTTGTTGTGTAGATTGCTTCCACGAATGCTTTTTGATAGTTTAAGTCTCTCGCGTTTGCCTGCAATGCCGTGTCTCTTACCCAGCATGCGATTGCTAATGCCATTATTAAATCATCATTGTAGCCCTTCATGGCTTGCGGCTTACCATTCCTCCATATAAACGTCTTCATTTCATTAACGGTGCGCGCAGAATATACAGTAATTAGTTTATTTCTTATAAACTCTTCTAATTTTGCAACTATAAGAGGGCGCGTTTTCATGGAGGTGGTGAATCCAGGCACTGCTGATGCTATAACTTCGGCTTGGTGTTGCTCGATATATTCGTGTGTGGACTTTATAGAGTAGTAGATATTGGGATATGCATAATCAGTCAGTTTATCCAAAACAGAATACCCAACATTATTATTTTCAACTACCAACATACAACTTCCGAACTCTCGGCCGACTTGGTTCAACATGTTAGCAAACATATCCAATGTTGGCTTTCCTTGATACTCTCCAACTATCTCCAGCGTCTCTAACTTAATAATATGAAATGTTGAGTAGTCTGCTCCGTCACCGCGAGCTACATCGGCCACCATTAAATAATTGCATGTTGGATCAAACTCTTCCCAGATCCAAAAATTGCGGTCAAAGCCAGTACGATGTTTTGGTTCTTTAACTGTTGTCAGCAACCACTCCATGCACTCTGGATCAATAACTGTTTCGCCGGAAGTGTTGAAGTTGCACGATAGCTCCTGAGCGATCTGTCGCTTGGACATGTTCTTGGTTTCTTTCTTATACCAACTCTCGTCTCTGTCTGGGTGTACATCCCAGCGAAGGGTTGTCAAATGAAAGTTGTTGGTGCCGGACTCGGAATCTGTACATGTTTTATGAAACCAGTTGCCAACACCATTGGGGGTTGACAGGGCGATGCATCGACCACCGGTTGATAGGGTGGGGTACAAGCCAGTCCACAGCTCTTCCAGCCCCTCAATATGGGCGGCCTCATCAAGAACCAAAAGAGATAGCGCTTCGGATCGGCCAGCATCACCAGAAGTGGAAGCGGCCTTAATAGAAGAACCATTAGAAAGCTCAAACGAGGTGCGGTTATCTACATCAATGGTGGCTATCTTAAGCCAGTCGGGGATGTTGCGCATGATTCCCTTTACTTTTTTAACGAGGTTTCCAGCAGTGGCGAACTTGGTCGCCATAACAAGGATGGCCTTATCGCGGTGAAACAACATCATCCAAACAATATAGCCGGCTGTAATGGTTGAGATTCCTAGTTGGCGCGCCTTGAGGATGACGTTAAAACGATAGTCATTGAAGTCTTTCAACAGGTCATCTTGAAAATTATACGTATCAAAAAGAATCAACCCGTGCATCGGGTGAGATATACGGGCATACGTTTTCAAGAAATAGGACGGATCTTTGCCGCACTTTAATATTTCTTTAACTCTTTGCTTTTTGTCTAATTGAAAGCTCATACATCTTTCAGGGCCGCTATTACTTCTTCTCGATTGGCGAGTCCGCCTTCACCATCTATCACGATCATCTCTTCCATTCCGTCTGTGTGCATTGCGTCAATCAATTCAGAGTCTGACATCTTATCGAAACCTTGTGGATCGAGAGCATCATACATCTCGTCTTCGCCGCCCATGTCGTGATAGTGCCCCTCTTCTAATACTTCGCGGATGAGTTCCATTAGGTTCTCTAGCTGGAAGCCAGCGGTTGGCCGGCCTTCGGCGCCAGGAGAATAAAGCGTTTCTTCGCCGGGGTAGTCTTCATCGCCCGGGTGTGATAGTTCGACGCCAGGAATCTTTTCAAAAACAGATTGAAACAGCTCAGCCACTGTTTCAGGTTCCATACCTTGGATTAAAGCAGCTATCTGGCCCTCAACGCCGGGCCCTGAATCCTTCTGGAATCCCCGGTATTCACGCTCAGTGGCGTCATCACTTGGAATATCCATTGGATAAGTCTCACTCGAAGTCACATCTGACTGATCCGGGGCCGGTGGTACCTCGGGCGGATCTGGAACTGGGAGTTCTTGGTCGCCGGCCCAGTCGGGCTTTTCGCCCCCCTTGACCCACGCAAGCAGATCATCAACCTTATCTTCTGTGAGTATTAAACCTTCTTCTGCGGCATATTCCTCAACGACTATCCTATAAAGATCTGCGCGTGAAAGATTCATCTTTACTCTCCAGAGTTCTTAGGTCGTGTGTCGTTCGTCGGGCGTTTACCCTTCCAGCCGCCTTGATCAAGGAATGACTTCCAGCCCTTGTCTAGCGTGTCCTTTGATTCAGCGGCAATCTGCATCTCATCACCAAGGCCGCTGATCTTGTAGTGCTTCTTTGCTTGTACCCATGAGCGCACTCGCGAGGTACTTTGCACCATCACATCAATCTCGCCCTCTTCTTTAAGGGTTACTGACTTGCCCGTTACCTTGCGGTATTCCTTCTTAAGCCACGATGAGATATCCGACATTCTTTGATCCACATCGGACTCAAATCCATTGGCATGGACCTCCTTCAGTTGAACCTCGGACTGATACGTTAGGCACATCATGTTGCCATAAAACGCCACGTTAAAGCCATCCAGCACTCGCTGATCGAGGATAGGGTCTCCTTCCTCTCGTTGAAGGCCCGCCGATATCGGCTCTCCATCTTCTGTTAAGGCTCCATCATATGCGTTGGCGGCCGCTTGAGAAAGCCCCTGAATAATTTCGTATACTGACGATGTTTCTTTTTTCTTAGCCATTTATTGTTGGCCTCCTTTGATCATTTGTAAAACTAGACTGTTGATTGCAGACCCTCGTTGACCGAACAGGCCCTCTAGCGCTTTTTTTCTTACTTGCGCAGTTACTTTAGGCGTTGTCAATACTTGTTTAAGCATTCCCATGTATTCCTCGGGTGACATCGTTGCGCCTGCAGTTGCTGCCCGGGCTACCTTCTTTTCTCTGGCGCCCATTTCGGGTGGTGCTTCGGCTTCCATTTCTTGTTCCTTCAATATCTCAAGAATAGCTTCTTTAAGAATTTCTTTATTTATCTTCATGTGGTCTCCATCCTTTTAACCATCTCTCCTCTCTGTCTTCAACATATTGAACGTAGCAGTTAAAACAACACTCAAATTTGGTGAGACAAACATCGTCCATCGATATTTTCGGAAAAGATCCGCAAACCGTGCACAATGTTAGAGATTCTCTATTAAGTAGTTTTTTTGATACCTTTATACCATTAATCTCGATTTTCTCTTGCTGCTCTTCGTTGTTCTTTATTTTTTGATAAAACTCTTTCATCTGAGAAAGGTATTCTTTCTCTTTTAGTTCATCCCATTTTGCCTTCGGATTAACTATCGCTTCGGTACCATACTTTTCAGCAATAGCCTTTTCAATCGCTACTATTTTGTTCGGATCTTTATCTTTCATTGTACGCTCTATATGCTCCATATGCTCCAGCCGTTCCAACAACCACACCGCCGGCAAACCACAGCCACTTATTCCGTGGCGACGTCTTTTTAAGTGACTTGACGAGCGCTTGAATCTCTTTATCCTTTTGTGCGATAAACAAATCGTACTCTTGTGTGAGGGCCTTATGCTCTATTTTAAGGGTCTCCAAATCATATCGATGAAGCTCAGCTTGCTTGCTTAGCTCGTATTGTACCACATTATCGCACGCATATTGAAACCTGTCGTATCCTGATAATACTTCGCTAATCGCCTGTTTATTAAAAAGAACGCCCTCGAAAGGTGCACATTGGTTTTGTCCCAGAATAGTAAACTGGCCTTCTTCCGCTTGGGCCGGAGAAGTAAATATCAACAATAAGCTAAGGAGCCACATATTCAATTCCTAGAGTTGTCTCTATGTCTTTAATTAGTCCTTTCTTGTCTTCGCTAAACTTTCTTGCGTATTCTTTGGTTTTCTTTGCTCTTTCTTCTTCCAGCTCTGCTAGTGCGTTCTCGTAGTCTTCTTCGATGTTTGCCAGTGATTCTAAAAAGCTTTCCATCAGTAGTTGCTTTTCTTCTATCTCTTCTTTGTGGATTTCTTTAAGGCCTTCGATTTGTGCCTTGGACGATTCAATCTGTGTTTGGTATGCGTTCTCCATCATGTGATAATCATAGCGAGTCTTCAATACCACAACCAGAAGAAGCAATACGATCAGTATTGCTTTCCAGTTCTTCAATGCAAACTCTAATATTTTCTTCTTAAGCATTGTGCCCCCGCAATCTAGCGATGCCATCAATAATCGTCTGGCCTCCGATATAGATTGCTGAAATAATTACCCAGTCCTCGCTGGTGACATGCCCTGTAAATGTGAGACCTGTTGCCGTGGCCCACACCATTAATTTACGCGATGTTAATTTTGACAACCATGTGTCAACGAATGCTTTTGTTTGTGCCATCATTTTTTACTCCTGTTTTGACCCTTGGCTCGGAAGCGTCGTGATTCCGGGGAAGTGCTGAGTGGGTCCACCTTCGGGGCGCCTATTTTTAGCTCCCCGGGCTCACCTTCGTTTTGTTTTTTTACACTCTTGACACACTTCTCATATTTCTCTTTATCTTCTCTGCCGACCGAAGCTGTGCAGATTGCCCATGGGTTGTTTTCTTCGGTGAAAACATCTTCTTGATCTGCGGTGTCAATCTTCGGAATCTTACTCATGATCAATTTCAAGTCAGAGGTGGCGATATTGTTCACCAAAACTGCCACTACTTTATCGGTTATAACTAAATTTGTGAAGAAGTCCTCGGCTTGGCGTTGGATTTCAGAGTCCGGTGTATCCTCTGTGGGTGGGTCGCGTCGGCCGGCTACAGCGCCGAGAGCAGAAGCCACGCCGCCAATCGCCAACTCATTGATGGGGGTGCCCGATGATATAAGTTCTTCTTTGATGATCTGCTTAAGTTGGGACTTGGTGATCTTCATTTCATTATTCTTTATGTTGCTAATCCATTCATACTTAGTCTTTCTTAGTGCTTTTATTTTCCGCCATGGCCGCAAGCTCTTCGGGCTCTGGCACCGGC